ACTAGGTCTAAATTTTATTAAGCGTCCTCTCGCTCATTTTTAAGTATAAGTGAAAACCGGTGCTCCATTATAATAAAGGAACATAAAGTCTTCAGCAGTGCAGAAATCGGCCTCTGCAAGCACACCAGCTATCGTAGGGTTATCAAAAGGTGAAATCACTTGAAATAACCGGGAATAAGTATTTTCCATGTTTGTATCAGTAATAGGTCCTGGATCTGTATTAAAAGAATACAACCAGAGATTATTAGTATAACATGGCAACTCGAATTCAATGCCTCCATTTGTTGCAGGCATGAACTCTACAGTCCCAGTAATTTGTGATAGCACAAATTGAGTTACCGAAGAAGTAGCAAAAGAGATGGCAGGTTCACTACCCGATGGGGGGCCTAGGGAGATTTTTGTCCTCCCTAAATTTCCCACAAATAGTGGACCTAAACATCCGAATCTGTATCTCATTCCTCCTCGCATACCAATATAGGCATAACGCAATTGTTGGAATAAGTTACCAGTTCCTTCTAATAGAACTCCTCCTGAATAGTCGGGATTTGGTGGTGGGTAAATTGGTGCAATATAATTGAATAAAGGATCTGTAGCCAGTCCCGTCAAAGGCATTGCAGTTGGATCGGTATATCCCATATAACGTTTCATCAACGCTCTAAAAGATATAGGTTCTTCACCAAAATGCAATTCACTTATATGGGCTGTACTAGCAGATGATTTATTAACTTCCACAGATGAAATTGCTGATTCAGTAATAATATTTGCTTCAGTTGTTGGTCTTGTATCATCCAAATTGCTCCTAATTAATTGATTAAAATGCATATCATCTGATTTAATCCACACATTGATTTCAATATCTGAACCATCTGGTGATTGAAGTGCCGTAAACGGAACAACTGCCAGATATCCATTAGCGTAATCAAAGTAAGAATCACCAAGATATCCAATATCACCTAGTGGTCTCAATAATGAGTTCGGCAAATTCAGTGCCCAAGCTTTAGGAAAAGCCCACGGAACTGTAATTTCAAATTCATTCACCTCCTGTAGATCGCATATATAAACATATTGCTTATTTAAATCTAAATCGGTGTCGATCGCAACAAATTGTGATATATTAGGTTCGTATATAACAGCCAATTTCCCTCTATGATATTGAGAACAAACTACCTGAAATACAAACGTGATATCTCCACGCCAGTAACGGAAAAACTTCGCAGCAAATGCCAGTGATGTCTGAGCCGCCAACCACACAGGTGGAGCACCTCCAAGACTAATCGATTGGAATAGTCTAGGTAAAACCGGTACTGAAAAAATTGATGATCCAAAAGCTAAATCAGATGTAGCCCACGAGAACTTCCCTACATAACTAGGTCTAGAACATATGTGCGCTATCGACATTTCATCTTCTGATTTTCCATCCATTATCCTAGGATCTACCGTCAATTCTTGTTTAGGATCAAGAGTTATACGCTTACCCATATTGTATGATATCATATGAGCTCCATTATGAAATGGTTCATTTTTAACATACATAGGTTCGCTATTCATAACAGGTGAAGACCAACCAAAAAGAGCAGCCACTTTAGCTCCAGCACCAAATATAATTTGGCTAGCTTTCGCAAAGGGTGCAATTTCTGGAATTATTGACAAATATCCTGATATTCTAGATGCTGATGATGCAATCTTTTCCACAGGTCCAACTTCACGTTCATCTTTAGCTTCAGTATAGATCAAATCACTACTTTCAGTAACAACTTCAATAACTGTTCCCGTAGGAGTTCCTAATTCTACATCTTCAGCCCAAGCATATATATTAATAGAAACATCAGTTGGTGTTGCGGATGCAGATCTCAAGTCATTTAAACTAACGAGGTAAAATCTTCCAAATCCTTCGAAATCATTCAATGGTGTACCAGAAGTAATTATCAAGGGCGATTTATTAAACAATCTACCAACAGGTTGTTGATTAATAAAAGGACACTTAACGATCAAAGGTTGATTATCATTTACATCCATAGTTCCTGCAATCTTAGTTTGTGACAAATAGCATAACGCAGCTTCACGTCCAACCCCTAACAATTGTCCATCCAAATAATTCAAATTTTCATTGAAATCAGCTTTGGGTTGATAACTATATAACAGTTTTCCATAATGAAAAGGCGTTCCCGATACAGCAATTTTGATACAAATAGTGCCTGAAAAATAGGCATAATTCCTCAATTTTGCCATAACTGCAGGATGCCGCAAATACGCAGCCCAAATGTCAATGGAGAACGTGGTAACAGTAGATGGTGCTATAACAATAGTGGCAATATCCACCGGTCTTGACAAGAAAGAACCTAATGATAACAAATTTCTTTGTCCAACATCTTGTGTACTTCCAGCGTCAAAACCATCAACTTCTGTAGTGTCACCTCCAATATCCGTGACATTTTCTTTCGATTCAAAATCAGCTTCAGTAACAATCAAATTAGGTGCACGATAAAATCCGCGCTCGATATATTTAATTGTTTTTGTCAAAGCATCAATCTCAGCCATTTTCCGCTTGTAAATAAGATATGTCTTATAACTACGATGGTGCCGTGATATTCGCTTTTTCAGCTGACGTTCATCTAGAAAGGGAAAGGAATCGACTTCTTTCTCATCTAGGGCAGAAACTTTTTCTTCGAGTTGTCTCTTTAACTCGTTCAACATAATTTGTTTGTTAAGCCCTTGATTAAGGATTAGCTGCCGACTTAAGCAACTATCCGAGTCGAGTTTCTCTTTCTTTTCAGCAAGGAATTCTCGTAAATCTCGCGCCATATTAAATATGACACTACCTTCCTCCCAATATAGCGTTTCGTGTGGGACATGGGTGAATTCAATTTCAGTAGATTCAGTGGTAATCAATGAATCACAAATCTCTTTGAACTCTGGCAATGAAAATTCTTTTCCAGGAAATTCTAACATCAGTTTATCTGAAAGATAATTCCTCATTTCCTCAAAATTTTCTTCACTCCCATGGAAAAACAATTCTCGCAAACATGAACCTAAGATCTGTTGTTCGTGCACTATAGGTGTAACATGGTCTGTACGCATTCTCCATTGTAAAGTTTTACAAATAGAAGACATCTCTAACTGACCTGTAATTCGTCCTAAACTAGCATTATAAACAAAATTTCTTTTTAGAAAAGACATCTCTTGTGGTCTAATATACGGAACATCACATTCAACTTTAGCCGCATTAGTGAAACCCATATTATAGTGTTCTCTACAAGCTCTACCATATGTTATCGCATTAAATCCTGGAGCATTTCTAACTGCTGCTAATATATCATCACCATATGTTCTAGGAAGCACACATGCAAAGAAATCCTTCATATCATATCCTAATTTACACCATGCATATATCAACAGTATTAGATTCCTTATACAATTATCTTCTGCTGTACCATATTTACCTGAAGGTTGCAATCCAAGAACAGATAATAAACATCCCATAAAATCCACATTAATATTTAAAGAATCAGCAAGAATACCCATAAGAATTTTCAGTTGAGCATTACTATATCCAAGTTTCTTTAACAGATTATATTGGACTTTTGCTGCCGTCTTACCTATTTCAAATGGCATAGATGTATCAAATCCCGAATAATCTCCTTCGATCTGATC